AACCAGATGAATATATTTGATAAATATATCCGATGCTTCATCCGTCAGCAGCACAGCTAATTCATTACCGGCCGCATCAACGAGAACCTCTCTTCGCCACGCATACTGCACGTCATCGCCCTCTTCGTTGACCATTGAAATAAGGCGCTTACAGGCACTTGGGATAACGTACTGATGGTCGAACCCCGATACGGGCTCAAGTTCGGTGACAACCGGATACCCGGTTGCGCAATCGACAGCGTTGGTCCCATCAGTGAGTTCCTCGCCATCCGTGAAATCATCCGTCAGGCCATTGACGAGATAAACCGTATCCGATTCGACGGAAACGATGTAGGCCGTTTCCCCGCTTGTACTACCTGTAATGGTTGCACCGGCCGACCACGCTTCATCGGCAGGTGCGGTATCAACGGTCAGCCTGTAAAGCGTCGTAAGCTCCGCCCTTATCGTTGCGAATTTCCAGTCGTAGGGAAGCTCGAACATCTCATTGCGCGCATCATCATAGGCTTCGTTGGCAAGTCTGGTCGATTTGGTATCATCGCTAAGATTGTCGAGCTTCTTTGAGCCTGTCAGTAACAGGGCCATATTTACTACGTCAAGTGCTTGCGAGGCCATATCTTAATATCTCCTGCCATAAACCGCTATTGACGTTGCTTCCGCAGAACCGGCAGCATCGTAGATAAACGGGTATATGTACTCCAAACCGGTCGTCTCCACGACCAGGATTGCCACCTGATTGTTGCCGGAGTTATAGACCATAACATTATTGGCGTCTCCGTCCCTCGGCCATTTGGTTGTAGCGTCAACGCTGAGGGTATCGGCCCATCCTGAGTTCGGATCCGCTGCAGACCCGCCTGGGTAAACGACCACATCCTGTGTACCGATAGCACCATCGCCATCGCAGATTACTTGAGCCATACCGTTTGTCTTTGCCCAGCCCACAAGAGTGAAGCTGAACGTCTCGCTGTCATCATCGGTGTCCGTCGTTACGCCGAGAAACGCAAACATCCATTTGCTCCCGGCAGAATACCCTTCACTACGAAGCCCGATGTTCCGAGCGGGTATTCTAAATGCAGCGGCAGGTTTGTTGGCAAAATCACCTTCACTGGTCGCAAGGGGGAGTGCGGTTGCAAAATCGGCGGCATCCTCAGCAGCCAAGGCCCTGACCAAATGCCAACTTGAATGATAGGTGTCGAGAGGTTCCGCCTTGGCCGTCATTACCCAGATAAAGAGAAAGACCGCCAAAATCAGCAAAAGAGGGATTAGCATGACCTTGCCATATCGTACTATTGTTTTCATTTTGTTTCTCCAAAAATGGGAGCGGGCCGAAACCCGCCCCCGTTAAACCTAAACTTTTAGTCGGCATCAACAGCAGGGGTAATCACGCCGCTCGCAGCAGGAGCGCCGGTCGCATAGTTGTCGAAACAGTACATTGCCGTTTCGCCCTGCAAAGTATTCGCCATTGTGTCGGTAGAACCCATTCTGTTACTCGCAAAAATACCGGTAGTACCGGCATTAAGGGAAACACAGACATTCGCCGACGTGGTAACAAAGATGTTGTCCATCACGGTCAGGTTGACGGAAGCCGCGGCGGAAGCCAGCAAGGCCCCCGTCGAGTAAGTGCCATAAACTATGTTGTCTCTGATGACGCCATCATCCATACCACCGGCTAACAGGATGGCGTTTGTGCAGCCGCCGGCCGGAACCGTCGAGAAAGAATTGTTCAAAATCTGGACGTTATCGGCATCGGCGGCAACGCTTATGCCTATAACCAGTTCTTCATCAGCAGCGCCGTCACGGAAAACGCAGTTTTTGATAACCGAACCGTCGCCGGTATTGGCTATAGTAATCCCTATGGCGGCGTTGGCTACGTCACTTTCAATCCAGAGGCCGTCGATTGTCACATTCGCCGCCGTAATGCTTATGGTGGCAGCGGCATTGTCCAGAATGAAAAGCGGCATCTGGCTGTCGGTTCCGGTAACTGCACCGGCAGCTACGACCCCGGAGGCAGAACCGTTACTTATGGCGATAATCGAGACGCCTTCCACGTCACAGGTAAATATGGCCGCTGCCTGGTCCTCGACTTCGACGTGCCCCTGAGCGACATAAATGGTATCGCCCCTGTCGGCGGAAGTTAAATCCATCGCAGCGTCGATGGTCTGTAAGGCAGTGGCCCACGTTCCACCGCCGCCTGCAACAGCCACGCCGGAATCGACGTAGATGACCCGACCCGTGCCGTGAACGGAAGGAACCTCTACCGGAGCGGCCGGGAAAAGGAATCCTGATTGGTCGATAGCGTGAGAAATATAGTTGTCGAAACATTGGAGCGAGCCGGAGTCAATGCACGTCCCGTATGTGGGCGTGTAACAATAGTTGCCGTACATCACACCTAATGCGGCGTCCGAAAGTTTTATCGCATAATCAGAAGTGGAATAGTTGTAAATCTTGTTGTTCCTGATTGTCAAATCAACCTCAATCTGGGTGCTTTCAATGGCCGCGGTCGTAAAGGTTCCATAAAACTCGCAGTCCTCAATTATCAGGTTATTGGTAACACCGGCGGTGCTGTTGATGGCGGATATGTTGCCTCCAACGGCAGTGTCGTTAAGGAATTTGCATCTGGTAAATCGGACGTTATCGCAGGCCGCCGCAAGGGTAACGGTGTCCATAAACTCGTTGGTTGTCGAATTTCTCCATTCGCAGTCCTCGAAGACCGCTCCGTCCGAACTGCCATCCAAAGTGATGGCGGAAGTCGTGTCCTGAGTGCTGCAAATAAAGATGATATTCTTATACATCACATCGGCAACGGTATGAGCCAGAGCGGAAGCCTCTGCCGTGAATGTAAGTTTGGGTCGAGACTCGCCTACGCCCAGACCGATTATCTTTACACCGGCTTTGTTAATAGCAATCGAACCGGCAATGTTCTCGGCGTGGTTAGCGGCAACAAATATGACCGCACCTGTACCGGTAGTAACATCACCTATGGCGGTCGTTAATGTGACTTCTGCGTTCGCCCACTCTGTACCCGCGCCGGTAGTGCCACAGGCGCTATCAAGATAAAAGATATTGGCAGTAGCGGAATCTATACCCATAGCCGTCAAAATATCTTCAGCTTCATCCTGAAGAAATTCCAGCCTTTCAAGTTCGGAGCCATCTGCGACTGCGGTAACATCCGAAGTCTCGGCGCTTATGGGTATTCTGATGGCCTGCTGGTCGATGGCATCGGCCCCCCAGTTATCAATACATTTCAAATAGCCGGGGTCGAGCATCGTAAGGTAAGAATCGGAATACAGCCTGTTTCCCACGCAAACGCCGGTTGCGTTTCCAGTGCCTTCGATGCAGAACTGGCCGGTGGTCGTATTCGAGATTGTGTTGTTCCGAATAGTCAAATTGGTCGGAACCTGAGCGCCCCAGTAAATAGGGGCCTCGGAGAACATCCCGAATATCGTACAGCCCTCAATGGTGCAACCGGCAATAGTGGCTTCGTCGCCGAGGTCGAGGAATGTAGCGGTATGCCCCGTTGCGTCCGCACTGAAGTAGGTGCAATTCCTGATGGTCAGATACGAGGCCGATGTATCTACGGTGATAACATCGGTAAACTCATCGACGGTAGAACTTTCGCCGTTAACGAAAGCACAGTCCTCGATAGTGCAGCCTATGGCGGCGTCTTCGATTCTAAGACAGACGTTGCAGGCCGTAACGCCGGGCCTGAACCTGAGATTCTTCAGGGTTATTCCGGCGTTATCTATGGTAAGCATAGTGCCGTCGTCGTCCATATCGAACAGAGGTCTGGCGTCACCCTGACCCATACCGATAAAAGACGTGTTGGCGACATTAAGGGTCACACCGTCGCCGGTAAGGATGTTCTCGTTATGACCGTCGGCGATATAGCAAATATCACCGGCGGACATAAGGGCCTCGACGGCGGCAAGGGTAAGAGAGGCGTTTTCCCAGGTCTTACCGGTGGCGTCGCCGGATGCGCCACTATCGAGATACCAAATCGTTCCCGCCGTCCCCAGCGCCGTTGGCATATCAAGGTTCAGCTCCTCGGTACGCTTCAGCATAATACGGTCGCCGGTAGTCAATGCCTGTGAAAACGCGACGTTGAGTGTGAACGTGCCCGTTGCCGATGTGTAGTCTATGATGTCGATAATCTCGCCTTCAGGCGCCGAACCGGCAGCGGAGTAATCGAGTATGCAAATCATCGACCATCCGGTATTGAAGTAGTCGTCGCCGAAACCGATAAGAAGGGGAACAATAGCTTCGGTCGTAGTGGCATTGTTTGTGCAAGTCCCCACATAGCCGGTATCGGACATTGCAGCTATCGAAGAAGCAATAGCCGCCACATTCGTAAGCAGTGTGTCCGTATCTTCTCCGAGAGCTTCAAGAGAATCGGTCGTATTGTTGTACGAGGTTACAACAGGGTTTGTATCGTTCGACATTATAAACGCAAAGACAGAATCGGCGACAACCGAATCAGGATAAGCCGTAGCACCTGCGGCATCATCGTTTGAAATCAGTTCATCGAGGCCGTAAGTGGTTAAAGCGGCGATAATCGCATCAAGGTCGGTCTGGGCAAGGACGAAATCCGCATAAATGCTGTCGCCTGCGGTTCCGGCGGCATCGCCCCTGTATGGACCGAACATAGTTTCGTAAGTCCTTGTTTCAACGTCCTCGGTCTGCATAACGATATTGTCGGGGGATACGAACATCCCATTGCCGACAAGCGGATAACCGGAAGCGTTGCCGTAACATTTATTGCCGACTATGCTGCCGGTGGACGAGGCGTGGAAGGTCATTATCTTGCCGCCGCCGCCGTCGGCGTCGAGGTTGTGAATCACGTTGTTCTCGATGAGCATACTTATAGATGCGGCCCCGTTCTTGATAACGTAATCGCTCCAGTCGCCGTAGAAGAAATTGTCCGCGATGACGCTCTGGTTGGAAGCGCCTGCCAGATTGATGCAAACGGTATCGGAGCCGCCCGCTATCCCGATAAATCTGTTACCGGCGATAACGAGTTCGTCGGCGCTCGCGGCGGCATTTATCGCTATCAACATCTCGGAGCTATTTAGGGTTTCCCGAAATTCGCAGCCGAGAATGCGGGCGCCGTCGCCGTCGCCGGTGATAACTATGCCCGCGGTCAGGCCACCGGCGCAATTGCTCAGGAACCGCATATTGTAGATTGTTGTATCGGCCGCACTAATCGTCAGTTCGGCCCCTGCGTCTGTGATAAAGGAAATCTCCGGCTGGTCTTCGCCTTCACCGAGTCCGATGATGGTAATACCGGCACAGTTCGCATTAAGGGCGGAGGCCGCATTGATGTTCTCGGCGTGTCCCTGCGCAACGTAAATAATGTCACCGGCATTGCCGCTACAAAGGTCAATACCTTCCTGCAACGTGCCTACGGCTGTGGCCCAAGAAACACCTGTGGTGCCATCCACTTCGGAATCGACATAGAAAGCCGTGCCTGTGCCGGTTTCCGTCCCGCCGAGGTCCATTGCGTCGATTTCCCGCATCCAGCCCAAGGCGGGGTCTCCGCTCGCCCCGGTCCACCATTTCTCGGTGGGTTTCTGATTTATATTCCAACTTGTCAGGCGAGCGAAACAGGTGGCTGTGTTTAGAACGATAAACGTAAGTAAAGCTAACTTTCTCATCCTTTGTTATCCCTAAGTTAGTTAAATCTCCTGTTTATTCAGACTCTTTGATTACTTTGCGGGCGGCGGCAAGTCGCTCTTCTTCGAACTTTCTGGCCGCTTCCGCCTTTGTTTTCGCATCGGCTTCCGCCTTCTTTTTCGCCTCGGCTTCGGCAACCACTCTTTTTGCCTCAAGAAGGATTGCTTCTTTGGCGTTTCTTTCGGCCTCGGCCTCTTCTCTTGCCAGTTGTCTGGCTTTTACTTTGGCATTTACCTCGTTCCTTTTCTTGCGTTCCTGGGCGAGTATGGAATTGATGTCGTTTATCTCATCAACCATTCCACCCAAAAAGACGAGCAGGGATTGAGGGTTCCTGACAATGCCAATCGTAGGCTTGTCCATCGCATATCTCCTTAAAGAGAAAACCCAAATTCAGTTTTTAACGGTCGTTTTACGCCACATCCACGAGGTCAAGCTGTGCGAACGCCGACTCAGGACCGGTGCTCAGGTAAGCGCAAATCGTGCTGCCCGAACCCGCGCTTGAACCAATGACATTCCAGTAAATGCGCACGTAGCGCTGATACTTCTGGACGGGCAACGCCTGATTGACCACAACCGCACCGGCAGTAAGATTTTCCGTCAGGATGTTCCAGGTCTGAACGTCAAGAAGGTTGACGGCAAATCCCGGATCGGTGTCGGTCTCCAGCTTGATATCGAGGCTCGTCATTGTCACAAAGGCTTCACCGACCCTGACAATGAGGTAACAGGGTCTGCCGCTCGCAATATCGAGATTCGCCGCATCAAGGTCGATGTAGTTCGTGGAATCGTCGTCGCCGGTAATTGTCTGGTAAAAATCGGCTACAGTTCCGAGGCTGTAGGCGTAAGTGAAACATAAATTTATGTCCAACATTTCTACAACTCCTTAAAAGTTGTCCTTTTTATTCAGTTTTCAGCCGTCTTATGCAGTGACGGTTGCCTGGTCGTTGGTAATGGCATCGACGCGCTTGATGGGGATTCCGTCCCAGTAAGTGACCGACCGGGCAAACGGACCTTCGCCCTCGGTCTGCGTATAGAAGGCATTCCCCTTTTCATTCGCTCTTTTGCGAATCTGCGCAAGAACGGTCTTGTTGCAGTAAATCACTGCGCCTGCTCCGCCGTACTCAAGCTCGCTCTGGGCATCAATCAGAGCATTCTCATCGATGGAGAAATCATTAACCCCGTCGATGTTCGAGGTCGAGATATTGACGACACGCTTGATGCAGCGATAATCCGCAATGAACAGGCCGAAATCGAAGTTGAACCAACTCTGCCAAGCGGGGTAATGTTTGGCTCCACTTGTGCCCGCCTGGTCAATGATACTCTTGCCGTAATCGGTGACCTTGATAGGTCCGTTGCCTTGCGCTCGCTCATCGCCTTCGGGGTATATGAGATAAAGCTTCTTGAGGCCCCACTGGAAGAAATACATACTTGTCTTGTTGGCGGTGCCAGAAGCGGCCCCGCCCGCATTGTCGAAAACCGTCTTGGTGGTGTTTGTCAGGCTGTTGTAATTCGTGCGGTTGTGGATGCCGTTGATTCGGCGCAGGTCGGTCGAGCGGGCCCCGTCAAAAAGACGGCTGACCACTGTTTCCATCATACCTTTGACAAATTCAGCATCCTCGTCGGCGCGAGCCGCCATATTTCCCTTTATTACCGCCTCATCAACGCGCGAAAGAGCAGCAAGCATACAGGTAGGCTCGGTTATGGTCTGAGTTGTGCTGGCCTCCTGCGTGATGCCTTCGTTGATGGCGCGTTCCGTGCCTGAAGGCCGGGTGGCAATGAGCCTGTCTTCGTGGAATTTTCCGTTGTTGCAGGGAACTAATACAATGTCTTCCCAGATTCGATTTTCCTGGCTGATTGTATCTATACGGTCGGCCAGATTGCCCTTGGGATCTCGTCTGCGCTGGATCTCCGCAAGGGTTAAGTTAGTACCTAATGGTAAAGAAGCCATAGCGGCATACCTCCACAAATAGTTAATAACTGATTGTCTAAACTATTGCGGAGATAGTCCGCCACGCGGCGGGTCTCCTGACACTTTTGAGCCAGCTACGGCTGCATCGACTTTCGATGCAAAGCATCAGGTTCGCATTGCTGCGAATAATCTGAATGAATTATAAAAAGCGATAATCTGCTATTGCAGGTCGCTTGTAAGTAACTTTCTCAGAAATTCCATTTCAGGCCGAACAGAAGCTTGTGTTCGTCGTCCAGAGTATTACCAAGCTGGCCTGAATAATTCGCATACCGATACTCGGCGAAGAAAACCTTCTGGATTATGACGCCCGCAAGAGGGCCGGATATGACGCCATCGGCATCAAAATCCATTCCAACCTGAGCGCCAAGATAAGGTCTTGCCGTTAGTTCCGTCGGCAGCCAGTCAAGAGGGATCGGCTGTGGCACTGTTATATCATTGGGCAGATAATACAAACCATAAGCGCTCCAGACTTGTGGCAGGTCCGTACCGTTGTCGCCCACATAGAATTCACTGGCGATACCGATTTCGAGATTCTTCTCCTCGCCAACGGTTAAGCCAACGCGGAGTCCGAGAGCTTCCTGACTGTCGCTATCGATGACGATATTCTCAACGCCATAGAGCCAGACATTGAGATTGCCTGCCCAAGCGGTCGCCGACAGCATCAGGACAATCAACATCATTACCTTTTTCATGTTCATTCTCCTTAAATTAGTATTATGTTTTCTAATCATAGCATTATTTCTGCTTATGTCAACCCTTGTTTTCTGCCGCCATAGCCGCCCGGCTCGTTTCATGGGTATAGTAGTCTGTAAAATCGCCCTTTTCCGACTTTTCCGCGGCGCCAGCCTCATTCGGGGGCGGTTCCGGCGACTTCATCTTATCCCCGACCTTTGCAAGGAATATCCTTTGGTTGGGAAAAACCCCGGCCTTTTCCCAGAGGTCGTGGTTCGTCGGATCATCAAAGACCTTCAACTCTTTCAGGAGTCCTTTCAGGTCTTCGTCCGGGCTAAACTCCATAGCGGCGTTATAGGCCAAACGATTCATTTTAACTTTCTTATCGCCCGCCCAGAGTTCGTCAATTTTGCCTCTTTGTTCATCAAGGACCTGTTTCTGCCGGGCTTCGTATGCTTCGATTCTGCCGGTTTGAAATTCGTTGAACTTAGTGAGAACTTCGGTAACGAGCTCCTTCGGGTATCCTTTCTCGAAGAAAAACTGCCGAAAGACCTTCTCCGCCTCTTCATCGTATGGTCTGCCTTCGATTCGCGGGAATTCATATTCTTCCGCCTTTTTCGGTGCGCCGAGGGTCTCAAAAACAGCTTTGCGGAATTCCGCTATCTGTTCGGGCGTTGCATCCTTGCCGGGCTTTGGAATATGGGCATCGAATTTCTTGCCAAGCGCGCTCTTACTGTCGAACATCACCTTCAGGGCAGTTGAGACATTTGGGATGTTTTCGAGTAATTTCGAGTCTTTATGGTCGTCGCCAACAATATCGGCAAGGTGTTCTCTTAACGAATCCTTGAAGGTTCCATCCTCGTTAATATGGTCCATAATGTTCACGTCACTCATCTTCGGTCTCCTTAATCTCTACAAACTCGCACAGGTCCGCTTCGGCGTCTATGAGGGCCCGTTCGTTCGTTATACCGCAGTTTCTCTTGATGGTTTTCAAAAACTCCATAAGTCCGAGTTTCACACTATCCGAAACCTGAGCATTCTCTATCTCCCAGGTGAGGTCGAACAACACGTCCTTGCCGCTTTCGCTTCCATAAAATGTCTCTTTATAGGCTGTCTGTTTTGCGTGCCGGGCCTCCCGACTGGCCTCCAGTTCGGCATTAGTCAACTGCCACCATTGTATTTGAGGCATAAGATTCTCCTGATTTTTCTATTCGTTCGACTCTACGTTGAATATCTTGCTCCCATTGGAATCTCTGTGCCCTGTCACATTCGCCCGATTGAAAATGTTTGTATAAATGTCTCTCTACAAACGGACTGTTAAGACTAAAAAACAATTCTGTATTACAGATGAAGCATTTCATAGAGTTTCGCCCACTACGAACCTGCTAAACCTTCAACGCCGCAATTTCGGCGTTTTCCTTTTTTTGCGCCTCCGTCAACAGCGGACCGTCATATCGGTCTTCAGGGATGACCTTCCTGTCCCATACGGGTTTCTCACGGCCCATTTCTTCCAAAAGGCGAATACATTTGTTGCGGAGGACCGCCGGAAGATTCTTGCGGAAGCCGCCCTCCTTTTTGACGCATCGCCGGATGAATAGCTCATCGAAAATCTTACGCGCCGAGCGTTCCTCTTTCTCCTGACGCGCAATGTCCTTCAAATCGGCCTGAGAAGGGCCGTCCTCCGAGACCTCTTCCATACTGAAGTCGCCGGATTCGTCGGCACGCGGTTTGTTTTTCACCTTTCTGGCTTCGGCAAGAATCTTCGCAACCTCAATTTGTTCTTTTGTCCTGCGCTTGCGCTTCGGCCTGCCCCGCTTTTTCGGGACTTTGGGCGTCACCGGTTGCGGTTCGGGTTCTGTCTGCGGAGGCGCCTGACCTTCGATTTCGATTTCATTTTCGGGCATAATCATCTCCTTTTTCTGCGTTTTTTTCTTTTTTTTCGACCTTTATGACACGGCATAATTCAACCCGCCTTTCTTGCTGGTTCCATTGTCAATCGTCGTCCCACGAAATTCTCAACCTCTTCTACAATCTCAAAATATGCGAGTTCTCCATTCCGATATGATTTCGCTTTCTGGGGGTTATTGCGAAGAATACCGGCAACCATATCCTGCAAAAAAACAAGCCTATAAATATCTTCGTAGGATTGTTTCTCGCCTGCATAAATAGGTATGGCCAGTCCCCAAGGCTCCCAAGCCGGTAATATCAAACTGCCGATGAGTTCAGAGTAGCTATCAGGGTTCCGTTTTATGAACGGAGCTAAGAGAAGTCGAAAACGCTCTTTCATTTCCAATTCTGTCATCCTGCCCTCTTTCTTACTTGGTCCATCATCGAACCAGGTTCCACCCGCTTACTGAGCATCGCCGAAGCCTTTGCGCCCTTCTCGGCTATCTCGGCCTGCTGCATTGCCGCCTGAGATTGCGCGGCCTGCTGCTGCATCATTGCTATAGTCTCGTCGCTATTAACGAATTTCTGGGGCCAGCCGAGGGCCACGGCCGCTTCCTCGGCCGCCTCAAGAAAATTGAACTTCCAGGGCACGTTAGTATCGAGAACAGCCATTTTGCTAATGACTTCCATCGCGTCCATCGTGCCCCTTGTCTTTAAGAGCATCTGCTGAAGCTGGTCGAGGGGACCGAGATAGCGAATTGCATAATCGTACTCGTTGTTCCCAATCCACAATTCCGGGGGTACGTCCGGCATGCGGCCTGCATTGGTCTCGTGCATAACAATCGCCTGTATGTACTTTTCGAGCGATTCCTCCTCGAAGGTCCCGACAATGGTGCTCATTAACGTCGCCTTTTCCGCCATCATCTGCGAAACTTCGTATATCGTTCTTCTCGAACTCGCATCCTGGCTGCTGAGCATCTCGAAGAACCGAATGAAGAGAACATCATCTATAGCCTCATGCCATCGCTTCATCTCGGCATCTGAAACAGGCCAGTTAAGCCTCTCGTGCATTTGCTGGGGTTTGTCGCGGGCAATATCATCGACATAGGTAAAGCTGCCGGGATTTGCACGAGTCCTTAACAACTGGGCCCTTGTGGCTTTCGAGGCTACCATTGCGGGTTCCACCGCCAGATGTGCGGCCATAAGCTGTTTTTCACCCAATTTATTGACCTTCATTGCCGCAGTCAGACAATCGGCGGCAAGAGACGTGCCGTATTCAGCACCGCTTTCACGACCTGAACGATAGATAATGGGAAATATAGCATTCCCGGAACGATAAATAAGCGAACCCTTCTGCCTGCCGCGCCCCCGCTTTTGACCCTTCAAAATACAGAAAACCGCGTACGGCAAGTCGATGGGAAGACTGCTGTCGCCGCGGTCGTTGTTGGGATAAACCGCCCAGATAAACTCCTCTTCCTTGAGAATCTCCTTGAGTTCCCCTTCTCTGAACCAATCTGTCGGCACTGCATCTTTGCCGAACATATCGACCGCCGTAAGACGGGTCAGTTTGAGGTCCCTGTGATAAACAATCGGGTCGCCGTACTTATCGACCATAATGTAGCTGTCTTTCGGGTGGACAACATCGAAGTGCACACGGTCCTTGACAATATCGAACATCGGCACTACACAGGATGTGCCGAGGGTATCGGCATCCAGACTATGCGGATGCAGGGACGAATACATTGTCGAGCGCCTTGCGGCATACAAAATCTGTTCGGCGGCGCCCTGACAATACCCCTTAACCCGGTCGATGCGCATGTGTTCGGCCTTTGCCGATACGATCTGAATCCACGGAATTGTCCGGCTGACCATATAGCCGAGTTTACCGCCGGTGTATTTCCCCAAGGCATTCGCCGGATGCGGGTCGAATATGTTGGCGCCGTACTTCTGACCCTTCCGGCGAACACCAAGCATATCGTACCGACGCGGGCGAAAGAGCTTTGTAAGCAGTTCCCAGAGGGCATGATAGACCTGCCGCCTGTCGTACATCCGCGACTGGTTATCACTGATGTAGTTCGCTACCCATTCATCGGTTTTGTCTTTCCACTCAAACATCAGTTGCGACCTAAGGTCGAACCAAACTGGTCCGGTCGGATAATAAGCTGACTGTTTCTTTTGTCTTTTACATGGGCCAGAATCACTTTGGCAAAATCGAATGCATCCTGTTTGGCCTGACGAATACCTTCCGGGGTCAGGCGTTCGCCGTCCTTCATTTCTATGAATATCCTTCTCTTGCGAAACATGATGCCCGGTATCTGTTCGGTGTCGATGAGCGCCATAAATTCAGCCTCCAACAATGCTCGATAACATCGGTCTGTATGTATTGGCCTCTTTTAGAAGGCCCGGCTCCACTACGCGGGCTTCGGCCCGGCTTCTGGCTCGTTTCAATCGCTCCAGAAGGTCTTTTCTCAGGCTGTCGGCATCCGGAAGCACCGGGGTCGCGGCCGGAGCAGGCATCGAAGGCGCACCACCAAAAGACATTACAAGACCTCCAATAAATCAACTTCTTCCCGCACAATGGGAATCCGAAGAGACACAAAAGAGCCGTTTTTCGCATCAATTACCTGGTTGCAAAGCGAACAATGAACCTCATTTACGAAGCCTTTGGCTTTCGGGGGAAGGGCCTCTGTCGCCGTCTTGCGGCAATGCGGACAATGAACGAACCATTTACTTACCATATCAATGCACCGCCAGTAAATCTGTTACACCAACATATTCATCTTCATCGACTTCATCCCAGGGGTCCATATCGTGTACGGTCAAGTCCTGAGAGGCATAATAGACCGCCGCCATAACCGCATTGGCAGCGTCCCCGTGTCCTTCGAGATTTCTTTCGTGCCCGATACTCAATGTATTCGATTTGCCATACCAGGCCCCGGTACTCATCAGGCCGTTTCTAAGACTGGGGTAGTCGGGCAGGAGCAGATTACCTGTCAATACAAGGGTTTTACCGTTGGTGTAGATAACAGCCAGCCGTTCTCTGTATTCAACTTCAAGTCCAATCTTCTCCAATGCACTCTTGACCCATCCGCCTGCGTATTTATCTATCCATACTTTGCGGATACCGTAAATCGCGCAGAGCTGCTTAATTTCCTCCAAAATGAGGTCCACCTCTATAGTGTCCCATTCCCGAACAACGTCCGCCTGTGTGCGCCTGAGACCCCGATGCGCAATTGCAAAGGCGAATCTGTCATTACCGGACAAGCCGCTCTGGTCGATAGATGCGTAATAACGCTGGTCCTTGTTGAACGGCACATCGCCATCGAGTTCAAAACAGGCATTGAGTTTATCGACACAGGTGGCAAAGAACCCGGATACCGTCTCGGCGAACTCGGCCCCGAACTCGCGCGCGGCATTCTCAGGATCGCGTTTGTATTCCTTATCAATGAACACCTGCGGAATCTGTGGATTCATTAGGCGAGTAGGGGCCTGAATGGTCAGGCGTCCGGGAATTTTGAACCCCTGGCTGAAATCCTGCCACAAAAGCCCCTGTTTGGCGGCGGGTGTGGAGATTTTCAGGCACTTAGCGCCGGGGAACTGTGCCTGGCGGGGCCGCAAAGCATTGAAAATCGTTTCGTCCGCCTTGGGTCCTTCCACACGGTAGTGGGCCAATTCGTCGAAAATCAGCAGGAAAATCGGCAAACCCCTCGCGGCAGTGCTGTTACAGGGAAAGGATTTTATCTGGAAACCGTTGATAAGCTCAAGGGTAGCTCGCCAGCTATGTTTTATCAGATACTTCAAACAGGAATTTTCGAGCATCCGCGTACAACTGGCCTGCACAATATCCTCGGCCTGTTTCTGCCTTGTGGCCGTTATGATTGCATAACCGGTCTCGTCTTTATTGAGATATTTTTTCCAGATATGGCCCCGGCATATAGACTCGTAGAGGGCAATAACGGCCGCGAGATAAGACTTGCCGCCCCTTGCCCCTACCGCAAACGCCCCTTCGGTTTTTTCAATATCAGCCTCAAAGACCTCGTTGTTCTTTGTAAACTGAGTGTATAACTTGATTTGCTCCTCGTTAAGGGGAAGACCATAAAGAACGCGGAGCACAACCTCCTGACCCGGCCGCTTCTCAAAGGAGATATTGAGATATTCCGTCGCAAATCTGATAATATCGCAGGTTTTAAGGTCTTTGGGCGGACCCCGGCGCACAGCACCGAGCGGGCCGCTGTTGGGTCCGCCATTCTTGAACTTCCGCAGGTTGGCAATGCAGCGGGCCCGTGTCTCAGGGTCTTTGCTGAGATAGCTTTCCCGCGTTCGGTAACGCCTGTTTTTTTTCGGTTTCTTATCCATTTTTTCTACGGGCAATAAAAAAGCGGCCACAAGAGAGTGCAGGCCCCCTGCATGGCCGCTTTAATTTGCCCTAATTGCCGGCGACGTTAAACATCACCGGTGAGTATTATTTAGTTGTCAGTATCGTCCTTGA